GTTGATTATAAAGATAGTTTTTAAAATTAACTATATTTTGCGATGTTTTATTAACTATTTCATCTACAACAACAGCCAAAGCTTGATTAGATAATTTTATATCAGTTTTTGATTCAATGAAACTTTTGACTTCAGAAAATTGAGAACAAGTTTTATGCAATCCAAAATCATTACATAATTCAATTATCGCTGAAGTTCCTGAAGGATTTATACTAACTGACAAGATTCTTTTTCTAAAACTTTTTAATATTGTTTCAGATTCTCCAGTTAAAGATGTTGAATTAAATTTTAAATTTGATAAAGATAAAAGAGAACCAATCGGAAACTGTTGCGAACTAAAACCACTACCGCTTAATTCAATATAATTATTTTTATTATAAGTTCCAATACCAGCAACAGTAGCCATTTGATATTTAGTATTATTAAAAGTTGGAACCAACTCATCACAATATTTAGAAATCTGGTACATAGACCATTTATCAATTAAACTTTCTGGCAAATTAAATTTACCTACTCCATATCTATTATTTGTAACTAAATCATATAAAATCCATGCTGGATTATCAGTCCATCTTAAAATAGGATCAAATTCTCCACTCCAAAAATCATTATAAGTTTTTGCATCTGGATCATAATTTTCTGGAACTTTTACTTGCAAAAGTTTTAAATTATACGATCTTGTCGGAATACTACTAAAACCTCTTGCATCTAAACTAACAGTATAATAAGCTGAATTAGGGTATCTAAAATTTTTATCAATTATTTCTGTAACCGACATTGCACCAATATTTAAAATAGTCTTAGTATCTCTAATGGATGGAGAATTACTAAAATTATATAATTTTATAAAAGGCAATGCAGACTTATTAAAATCTTTTATATTTAATATAACTTCAAAATGATACGGACTTGTTGCAACCCCATTTACTTGATGTAAAATATATATACCAAAATCAGGATTCTGTTTAAAACCCATTTCTATTCCGAAATATGCAGTATTGCTTTGCATATCTCCATCTTCATCAATTCTATATAAACTATTTACTTTTAATGTGACAATAAGAAAATCAGTATTTTCATCTTTTATCTCATGTGTAATACCAAAACATTCTTCATAAACACTTTGATTAAAGATGCTTAAATTCATTTCAGAATTAGCAACAGCATTTATTATCTTTTGACCAACTTTTTTAGCTAAATAAGTTTTATGAACTTTGTTTTCATTGGATAAAATTGAGGAGTTCGAATTAAAAAATTTTAAATTACTATTTACATTTAAATTAAATAAATTTTTATTATATTCTGTTGTTACTCCCACAGCATAAGGTGAAAATATATTATCACCAGCAGTCAGCACGGTTGACTGGAGAGAGCTTTGAAACTCATATCCTACCTTACCAAAAACACTTACTCTATTGAAATTTAAAGTATTATTTACTGAATTTTTTGCAGGTACATCGTTTAAATACAATCCTTTTAAATTTTCTTCATTATTTTGAGCGTTATCAAATAAAACTAAATCATTCCCCAAATCATCAAAGAGTCCAAAAATTGGACCTTCACAAATCAAATCTTGCACATACAATCTTGAAGAAGATTCTAAATTAAAAGTTTTATCATTTTTATTTATATAAGGAGTAATAGAATCAAAATTCTTTAACAAAAGATCGCCAGCTTGTTGAATATTATAATATGTTAATACATTACTAACTGAATTTTCTGCTGGAGACAGCATAGAAGAGTTAGCTGAACTAATAGTTGATAAAAAAGTTGAATCTTGAAATGTCATTATCTTATGATTTTACCAAAGTTTATTAGTTATTGGTATATTTCCACCGCTACCTACTCCACTTCCGCCTCCTACAAATCCTATACTAGAACCAGCGCCAGAAGACACATCATTTCTTAAATAATCAAAATTGATAGAAAAACTACTAACTATTAAACTACCAACTCTCAATTTTCCATAACCAATTGGAACAGCAGCGTTTCTAGCTGCAATATTTGATTTAGCTCCAAGAATATATGAAGATGTTTTTATCTGTTTGGGATCTTTAGGAGTTAAAAGTTTAGAAATTAAAAAACTTATACCAAAGCTTAAAGCGGCCACAACAACAACATTAGCAACAAATACTAAAGCTTTTGTTAACAATGTTGCGGTTGCTGCGGCTGTAAAAATAGCAGAAAAAACTTGAACTGGTAATAGTTCAATAACCTTACAATTTCTAATATATTGATTTAACAACTGCGAATCATTAATAATTTTACCATCTATAACTATAACTATAGAATCAAAAATATGATTAAAATTTCTTATCTTAGACCCTAATTTAGGAAAATTAACCTGCAAACATTTAATAATATCGTCAAAACTACCGGCTTTGATCATCAAACTCCCACAGGCCAGTTTCTTCAATAAACCGTGTAATAATAGTTTTTTCATTTTTAATATTTACACCTAAAAAAGTATTTAATTTTATACTATATATAATAAGCGGAATATTGTAATTTTTAATAAAAAAAATATCATTATCCGATGGATATGGCGAATCAGGATGACTGTGGAAACAAAAAGATATATTTTCTGGCTGTCTTAAATATAGATAAAAATCATAGTCAGGATAAAAATTATATTTGTTTTCACACAAAGAGTTAAAATAAATTACTTCTTTATTCTTTAAAACAAGACCACCAGATTCATACTGAGATAATGATAAACAGTATGTTTTTATCTTATATAATACGTCAAACCGTATAGTCGAAAGGTCTAGTTCCAGGAAATCCTCCATAAGGTAATCCTTTTCCATGATTTTGCCATCTTAGTTTGCAACCTTTCAAATTTTTAGCGCAAGTATCTTTAATCCAGTATTCAGGAAATAATTTAGGATCTTTAATTCCAGGATTTCCACCATTATAAGCTGAACCATGAATTTTTATACAAACATAAAATGAATAAGATAAATTATCTTCTACGAATTGAGTGTCTCCTCCAAAGAAATCAAAATTCACTGAATCAATATATTTTACAAAATCTCCAGGATTATATGTACCAATATCTTTTAAATAAGTTCCTCTATATGTAATTTGAGATAGATTGTATCCATTTGGCGAATAGAATTCTTTATTATTCTCATCCGCAACCGGGACTCCTTCATTATTTTTTTTATCTCCCCAAATATCTGATTCTGTTTTAGCTACTGTAGAATTAGAAACAAAAATTTTCTGTTCTCCTTTTGGACTCCAAGGTATTTTACCATAATTACAACCGCAACCACGATAATTCCAAGAACATATATTATCTGATATTTTTCTATTTGGAAGAGCTTGATTTTCCAAATCTAAAGGGCTACTAAGGTCAAATTCAATATAAAATTTATTTTCTTGAGTTTTTTTATTAATCAAATAATTATCTTCATAAAAAGATTCTCCATATCCTAAAACAGCATTTCTTTTTTTTCTATATCCAAAAAATGGATTAACTTCATCACTAAAATTAATATCATCTAAATTTCTAACAAATACTTTTATTCTTTTAATCTTAGAGTTAATTAGATCGTTTTTATTTTTTATATAATTTGTTATATATCCATCCACATTAGCTAATTTTATAGAAGGTCTATTTTGTTTACCATCAGCAGAAAATTCAAAACCACTAAAATCAACAGGTAAAGGTGCGTAAGAATTACCTCTAAAAATTAAATTTCTATTAAAATTTTTACCGGCATGAAATCTGAATATTCCAATTGTTTCATCAATATAAATTTCAAACAGATCAACAAATGAATCTGGATTTAAATTAATTAAAGATGTTGTTGAAATTACGTCTGACATATTTATGATATGATTTTTCTTATTTTTCCAAATAAATTAGGTCTATCTACTTGAGAATAATAAATATCTTTTGAGTTTTGTATTTCCACTGAGCTTCCAAAAAACGCTTTTTGCTTATACTTCTCTATCAAATAATCTACAATTATTTTTTGAGGATTTCCCGTATTTAAATCTTGAAGATTTCTATAAGACAATACTTCATATAATTTATGAGTAAAATACGGTCTAAAATTATTTGATGCATCTTTAAAAGCCCCACTACCAACAGTTATTTTATAATTTTTAGGATCTGTTAACATATTATTTTGCAACAAATTAGATTCCACATTATTTTTATAATATCCATGAAAATATTTAAATTGCTTATTAAATTGATAAAAACCATTATAAATAATAGAAAATTTATTTTTACTTATTAATTGAGACAAACTGTCGTATTGAGACTTTAAATAATTTCTATTACCCACTCTATCATATGTAAATGTAGGATCTCCATAAACGCCATTATATGCTATAAGCCTTTGTAAATCAATAACAACACCAGAACTATCAAAAAATTGTTGCATATTATCTCTTGTCCAAGTAATAGTATTATTATAATCAGAAATATTATTATTTGTTTTAGATCTTTTATGTTTAAATCTGAAGCCATAAATATTACCTGCACTATAAGCTTCTCTCAAACTAGAATATGTAGAAGTTTCAGAATCAGTCCAAGTTGTAGATATACAATGAGATCGATCATTAGACCATTTATATATATATAAAATTGTAACAAAAGAACCAGCTGATAAATTCGATCTAAAAATACGACCAGCCCCTTCAAATGTAAAAGATAATAAACCTGTTCCAGAATTATAAGAGGTTACCGTTCCATAAACATTATCGTCATCGTTATATATATTACCAACAATAACAACATCTCCTGCTGAAAATAGTTTTCCTGTTTCAATTGTTATCGTTATTGTACCTGATGTCACAGTATTTAATATTGTGCCTGAATCAATATAAGATACATATCCATCATTAACATCTATTTCATTAACAAATACATTTAGTAAACTAGTAGTATCACTTGAAGCGCTTGAAAAATTTTTTATTAAAAACTTAGAACAAGTATCTCCTACAGTCGATCCATTTAAACTAAGATAATTCTTATTTAAATTTAATTCAGTATCTTGAACCACAGAAACAGTTTCAGTTCCATTTGTCAGAATTGTAAAATCATTAACAGAAGCTCCATTTGATAAATTCACACCAGCGGTTTTTGAATCTGCAACTCCACTATATAAATTAGCAAATTTTAATTGTGCTGAAGAATTATAAATATTAACTTCAGACGCTGGATTAATATAACCAAAATTTATTTCAGATTTATTTGAATTATCATAGACTATTTTTAACGCATGCCCACAATCATTTTCTTCTTTTATGTCTTGAATATAAAAAGAACTAGTTTGAACATCTAAAAAAGAACTAGATTGATCTTGAGAACCTACAGCAAATTGAATTTGCGGTTTACGACTTTTTTCACCAGCATCTCCACCCGCTCCACCAATTAAATACATAACTTGCGGCGTTGCAGGTAATAATTGCAACGCAGAAGCGGTTTTTGACGGTAAGAAACTATCGTATAACGAGACTACTTTTAATTGTAAATTTAATGGCATATTTTACGTCTTTAACCTTTAGGATTTGGATATTGATTTTTACCGAATTCTACAATAGATGTTAAATTATAATTATTTGACGCTTTTAATATTTGTGCGTCATCAATAAATGTTATCGGATTAATTCCTGTGCCTTTGCCAAGCCCCCCGCCAGCACCTCCAAAAACTTTATAAGGAATTGGTTTTCTTGTAGGATCAAAAAAATCATATAAAATAGATGATCCTTGAGCAGAAGTCTGATCTTTATTTAAAATTGTATTTGCTTTGTTAAAATGAAGTTTCAAAGTGTTAAATTGAGTGACATTAGAAGTTGTAGAAAAATCATCTTTTAAAGTTGTGTATTTATTTGATTCATATTTTACAACATCACCTAATTCAATATTATCACCAGCACCACCACCTGCCGCAAAAATAGAATCATAATCTTTATTAATATTAATTATTCCACTGCAATGAATATGAAAAGCGTTTTTACCTGAATAAACTGGATTATTAATATCTTTAATATCGTAAACATTTCCACCTTTTCCTATTACATTAGTCTTTGTAAAATTCAAAGTTACACCTGATGGCATCATTGAATAATTTCCTGTTATAATAAAAGAACCTGTATTATAAACACTTAAATCAGAATCGGCTATTAAAGGCCCATAATACGAATTATCAAAATATATTTTAACGCCAGAATATAAAGAAAAAGCACTTCCAAATCTGGCATTTGTTTCTACAAATTTATACAAATCAAAATAACCAGCTCTATCATTTTTTATATAAAAAGTTTCTACATTTCCATCAAGTCTGATAACAGGAGGATTTATATTAAAGTTTGCTAAATTATTAACAGTTAATCCTGAAATAACTTGTTGATTAGTAATTTGATCCGTTATTCTATCAACTCCAGATGCAAAAACATAAGGACTACTATTTAGTCCTAAATAGTTTGTATTTAAACCACTAACTCTTAAAAAATAATCAACTCCTAAAGAAATACCAGTAAAATTCATTTCAAAAGCAGTTTCATTCGGAACACCAATTTCGTATAAATCGTTTGTATTATTTAATACCACACCTTTAGAAGATCCTGTATATTGATTTGCAACAAACGAACCACTAGTAGTCGATAATCTTCCAGAAAAATTATTATAATAGTATCCACTTTGAGGTATAACAAATTTTGTTTTTAAACAAAGTTGATTTATAGAAAAATCATAATACGGACTAGCAACACAATTTTTTAATCCACTTAAAAAAGCAGTATTGATTGTTTCTCCATAATCATAAAACTCTCCTGAATAATTTAATTTTAATTCATTATCTGCAATTATACCATCATTTTCTTTTTCTTGTACAAATTGATATGCTCCTGTATATTTAAAATATGTACTAGCAAAAATACCTTCATTAGAAGTTTCAAGATCGCAATCTATTGTATAATTAGCATAACCGCCACCTTTAGCAGTTTGAATTTGAGACTCATTATCTAATTGATGAACAAAATTTACATCTGTATTTTGTACTGAATTTGGATCAAAAATATCAGAACTAATAGTAAAAGTAACAGGTTTATATTCGTTATTTTTAATTTTTACTATTTGTTTTTTAGAAAAACCTAGTGGAACAAATCCAAAATTAATTCCACTTGGATTTAAAGCGGTATCAAATTGATCATCAATTATATAATTTAATTTAGATTCAATTAATCTGGCTTTGATTGTGTGATTATCAGCAAAATTATATGTATGATTCCATTCGGGACAGAAAAAAGCTCTTGTTCCTGTATATGGAGGAAACATGTCATATTCAAATAACTCTAAACCATTATGATTTTCTAAAAAGTGCAATATAGCTTTCGCTTCTTTATCGTTTCTATTATTAAAGCTTAATTGAAGATCAAAAAAGTTAGGATTTATACCAACAGATTGATTTAAGTAAAAATTACCTAAATCATTTTTATACATTGAAGATTCAAAATTTAAAGTCTCAATAAGGTCTGGTGAAAAATAAAATTTTTGAGTCCATAAATTTTCAACGCCATCTGAATATGGACTTACTCCTAAAATACTGTTTCCAGAACAATAAAAAAATCCTTCAGAACTATTATTTGATTTATATTCAAAAACATAATCATGTTTTGAATATTGCAATGTATCATAATAATTATTTTCAGATGTCTTAAAAGAAATTAATTTTTCTTTCCACGATGTTAAAGAAATAAATGGTGATTCAACTTCTAAAGTAATATTATTAAAATCAACATTTTCTAAATCATTATTTATAGATTTTAAGTAAAATGGTCTGACTTTATCATGAGGATAAAACAAACTCATTTCAACAGGTTGCATTCCTTGACCATTTGCTAAACCACTTTTTGTAAAATAATTTTGATAAAAATGATTTAATGCGCGAGCTTCATTATCAGTAACTCCTTGAAAACTTAACGTTGCCGATACTTGAATTACATTTTCGCTTTTACCTAATACATATCTGTATTGATCTTCAAACATATTTTCATAATAGTTCGCATTAAATTGGACTGAAGATCCATAAGTAGGAATAAAAAAGAAATTTTGAACCCACCAGCTAGATAATGAATCGCCATTTAAAACGCTATCTGGTCTTGTCCAAAACTTATTGTCTCCAGAAACATTATATTTTTCATTTTTTAAATAATAGTATCCAGTTTTTGCTAATATTGGATTTATTACAGTTTCAGTTATTGGCGGTGTTTTTGTATTATCCGTATAAGTACCAGCATTTATACCAGTATAATAAACAATTTCATACTCATTAAATGCAATTCCTGTCTCGTAGTACGGGACATTCGGCATTAATATTCTATAATCGTTTACAGCTTTCATAAGTTTTGATTACCGACTCCAGCAAAATCAACATTACCTGCTTTTATTAAATAAGGATTTTTTTCAGTTCCACTTCCATTAGATGTTTCCCCTAACCAATCAAACAAATCACTAAATAAATATTCCTTCAATAAAGTTTGATTATCTTCAGCTTTAAAAGAAAATCTGAATGCTAAATTCGAAGAATAATTAGAATAGAAACTTGTCGCATTAAAATTAGTTTGAAAATTTTTGTTAACTTTGAATGAACATCCTAATTGATTTTTCTTTTCAAACCAAACTGTTGAAAATTCACCATCTTCATTTTGACGACCAATTAATTTAATTTTATTAACAGGGAATTGAATTAAATTAAATTTATAAGTTAAATTATTTTCGCTAAAAGATTTTAAAGATGGAGAATTGGGTAAAGTTTCTGTTATTATGGATCTATAATTTGGATTTAAACTATATATAACTAAATCAAATAGAACGACATAGTAATAATATTCATCTTCATCAGTCTCTGGTGCTGTAGTAGTACCAGTACTTACCTCTGGATCTTTTAGATTTGGTTTTTGTTCTTCAATAATTGGTACAGATATCACAACAGATCCTGGAATTACAATAGGATTGACCGGATTAACTGTAGGAGGTGCAATTATATTTGGATTGCTAACTTCCATAGGTATAGTAACTGGTGAGCGTTTTCTATTAAGTGCTTGAGTCATTTTTATTTTACTCAATCCATAATTATCATCACTTATTTCATAATTTTGATCTATTATTATACCAGTTAAATTTATAGTATCATTAATATTCAAGTTTGTATTATCTCTTAATACAGCAGAAAATTCAGCAGTATTTCCATGAATATCAAGATATCCATCAATATTATTAGTAGTTATACTAAACTCACCATTGGCTTCTTTCATAGCTACTCGCAAAGGAAACGTATCTCCAACTCTTAAAACTGGAACACGCTCTACAGAAAATTGATAATCAAAATCAGTTACAACAAAATCAGAAGCATTTTCAATATAAGACGATCTATTGTCAGTTAAGATATAACTAGACATACCATTCAACGTATTTAATCCTGAAGTAAATAAATTATTTGCATACGCGACACCATTTGCTGGTATATTCGTAGATTTATTATTTAATATTAAAGGATTAGTATTTAAAGCTTTAACTCCATGATAAAATACAAATTCTGCTCTTACCGGAATCGGCTCAAATGGTTTTACTGAAAAACTCAAACTTGTTAAATAACAATCTGGTATCAGTAATCTATTAAAAGCAATTTTGACTGGAGTTTCATCTTGATTTTCCAATCTAAGATAACTAGGTATAGCACCAGTTAGAAAAAAATTTAATCCTACAGTCCCCTGAATTGGGCCTGTTGGAGAATAATAAAGCAAATTACCATAAACATCTTTTACAGGAACTGTATTTGCATTTAATTGCAAACTAATATTATTCGCTGGAAATAGATTATTATTTATTAAAACTTGATTTTCTTCAAATGTAAGAAAATTTGCCATTTTATTGTTGGATGTATGTGCCTACTTCAGTTGAAGTATCTGATTCAACAAAATAACTAACTATTGTATTTAAATTTTTAGCACCACTCAAATGAACCACATCATTTGAAGTTTGCCCCGTAACCGCATACGCGACCCATCCAATATTATCAAATTTATTAAACTCTAAAGTGTTTAGACTAGCTCCATAGAATTTTTGACCATCAGTAGTATTTGATCTTCTAGCTTTAAGATTGAAAAAATCTTGACCCGTAATAGCACCAGATACATAAACAAATGTAGATAAATCAATATCTTGAGGATCTTTATTTATATTGTTAGCGGCATCCCATAATTGAAAAAATGTTTTTGTACCAACTGATGTGGTTCTTGGAGTTCCGCTTACATAATCTATTCCTCCTACTTCAGTCATTATCAAGTCATTAAATCTATTAAAAACTAAATAACCTGTTCCATTTGTTATAATAGGATTTAATTTACAAGTAAAATCTACTCCTTCAATAATTCCTTCTAGTTGACATAAAGTATGATAACTTAAACTACCAGAATTTTGATGATTATAATTAATATTATCTAAATGTAAATATACAGGATCATATGCATCAGAAGATGTAGCTCTATGAGTTTGTATGAATTTTCCCTGACAATATTTATTATTTGTACTATAATATCTATTTATATCTAAATCTCCATGATCAGATATTGTTGCTACATTTCTTGAAGAATTATAGACGTTAGAAGAAGTGCCTGTTTGCCAAAAGAACACACCTAATCCATTAGTATCTCCATAGATATTATCACCTTGAAATTTATAGCCAACAATCATGTTATTATTAGCACCAGATGAGTATGTAGTAAAAATTTCATCAAAAGCGCTACCAACTTCTGAATTAATCTGATATTTTATTACCATTGTTTCGCTGGCAGATTGGTATCGCGTAAATAATGTACTGCTTGCTCCTGAAATATCAATTGATGAGCTTGGATCAACACCTATGCCTATTCTTTTATTAGCTAAATCAAATATAATTGGATCTAAAGCGCTAATCGCTCCTGCTGATTTATTTCTACCCCAATATAACTGACTAGTACTTGGATCAAATGTAGCAGAAACAGTAGTTGAAGAACCTATTTTTCTCCAATGTAAATTAGGACTAGTTACATCTTCAATTAAAACTGTTTTATATGTTGTACCATTTGTAGTATCATTCGTAACCATCAATCTAGCATCAGGAGATCTATCATCATTATTTCCAATTCTTGTCAAACCATTATCATGATCAGTAAAAACAGCACCACTTAAACCAAAGAAAGTACCACTTGTTATATTACCATCTTGATAATAATTTATATATAAATTTTTACTGCTCTGAATACCACTATAATCAAAATCTATATCATTACTAATAACATTGTTATCAAAAGACATTCTTAAACCAGTTTTGGCAAAAAATTGCATATTAATATCTGATTCAACATTAGCAACAGAATATTGACTACCATCTGTGATCAACATACGACCATCAGTATCAATATTTATAGATGGATAATAGATATTAGCAGAATCGCCACTAATAAAAAATTTTCCACTAGGAACGTTTCCTAAATACCAAGGGTAATTATTATCAGCTAATTTAAGATAACCTGTATATCCAGAGGCCGACTGTATTGTCAAAATAGCATTTTGTCCAGCATAACCACTAATATGCAAAATAGAAGAAGGAACAAAATTCGATCCTCCACCGATACCTACATATTTATTATTTGATGGTATTCTAATTACTGGTAAAGAATAATCAGAAACACCGATTTGCATCGTATTAGAACCAGTGGTTCTAAGAAAATTAAAATTAGTTTGAAAATTATCAAATGTAATAATTTCTGTCGAACCTGCGGCATTTGATTTCAACAATACATCTGTCGATGCAATCGTCGAAGATTCTGGTAATGCTGATATTTTATCGCCCATATTCTATATTACACCTTTATTATTATAAAAACTATTCTAAATAATTTCCAACATATGATGGATATGTTTTGTTTAAATATGTTAAATATGTTAATTTAACAATAGCTACATCATCCACCGTGCTAGTAAATTGTTCAGAGATTAATCTTGTATTAGAACTGTTGAAATTAAAAACCTGATTAGTACTGAGGTCAACATCATCTTTCTTTTTAAACAATAAAGCAACTCCAGCTTCAGTTGTTAACGACACACCATCTTCGGTCACCAGTTCAGAATCTTCATAAACTATTCCATTAACATTAATAGAAAAAACATTAAAAGCATTAGTTCTTAAAGCATCAGATTGTCTTCTTAATTCATAGTCATCAATTTCCATTGTTATATTTGTTAAAACTTCAATGGGCCATTTAGTTTTAATTTGAAATGGAGAGGTTGAATTTGTGCGCCAAATCTCATGTTTATTTATTTGAGTAGATAAATCAAAGCTTACCACTCTATTCGTAGTACTACCATCACATGTGATACTTATTGTACTTGGAAGAGGCACAACTGCTGGATTATCAGTATTGTAACCAATAGCATTTAATGATGACGGATCACCAAGCATTGTTGCATTTGTGCTATCTATATATAAACCGCTACCAATATCACCATATACAGTTATACCATAGTTGGCAACAGGAGCTTCGCCATAATTTACAGAATAAGAATAAGAAGTTAAACTTCCTAATTCAAAACCAAAAACTTTATCTGAATAATTTATAGATCCTCTTATGAATGAATCAATGCCTGTATATTGGCGCATAAAATCTTCTGCAATCATTGTTCTTGTTATTGAAAAATCTCCTTGAGGTATAGAAGCTACAACATTTTTAATAGTACCTTGACCCATTATATTTATAGGTCTTACTGTATTAGAATATGATCCATCTACATCGGTGACGTAATCTAATTTACGACCACCAATATAAACTGTTTGATCATATTGAGCTTGTGAGAATTTCATTATCGTTTCTTAGTTGAATCTAACAATCCGCCAGTTCTTTGTTCAGTTGTTATAACATCAAGAACAACAGCTTTAATTCTATTACTCAATTCTTTAGCATTTCCCTCTGTTCCTTCGCTATTAGAATCTGATTCTTGATCGCCAACTTTACCACCACTTGCATTAACAGTAATATTTATAGAGACATTGTTATTAGAAGTATTTGAAGTGTTAGACGGAGAGCTTGTTTCAGTATCAACCATTCCTCCATCTTGGAATCTTGCTACACCAGAATTTATTTTATTTAATCCACCAACACCATATTTTCTAACTGCTCTACTATTTACAACATATTCGCCACCCGTTAAATAAGCTGGAATACTATCAGTCAAACGTGAACCATATGGTAAAAATCCACCTTGATTAAAACCAATTGCACCACCTTGTTGTTTTCCTTTATAAGGCGTGAATTCATATATAGATTGTGAACGACTAAAAGCAGCAGCAGGATTTGTAAAATTTTCTTTAACAGCTTGATTAGCATAATCTTTACCCATTAAAGTAGCTGAAGATTTTCTAAATAAATTTCCTGAATTAATTCTTATTCCAGACTGAGAAAATCTAGTTGCAGCAACTTCATTAAATGTTGATCTTGAAAAACCATCAGCAAAATTAGATTTTGTTAAAACAGAACCATTTGCTAATGTAATTGAACCGCCACTGTCAATCAAAGATTTAGCATCAGCAAAGTTTGTTACTTGTGTTGTTGTTCCATTAGACATAGATCCTGTTGCGCCCTTCAAATTTGCATTTGCCATTGAACTGTTTTTAGCAGCGCTAACAGCAGAAGATATGCCCATCGATACACCAGTACTAATTAATGTTCCAATAAATTGGTTTAATAAAGCTTTTCTTTCTGCACGTTTCTTTTCTTTAGCGGCCTCTTCTTCTCTAATTTTTTCTAAATAATTTTGGAACTCTGGGCTTTGTTCACGGCCATACATGCTTAATCTTTCAAATGGAGCGTCCATATTTACAGAAGCTGACATTGAACCTGGATCTCCACCTGTGGCAAAACGTGGAAATGCATTGAAATTTAATTGATCAATAGCTCTTGGACCACCAAGAGATTTAACAGCATTTCTATTTAATACATATTCACCATCTTCAAGCAATGCTGGATTCTTGTCTCCAGTTCTTCCTCCGCTGATATACATACCTTTTTGAGCGCGAATAAATCCGCCTCTTTGCTGCCCCGCTTCAATTGCTGATTTTGGCTGACCAAATGAAAAAGAACTACCAATACTTCCTACTATATTATTAGCAATATTGCGCAACATAATGCCTTGAATTTCTCTTAAAAATCCAGCAGCAACTCCCATTAAAGCTGTTTTGAGATCGTCTGCTTTATTTAAAGCAGCGTCCATAGCTCCAACTAAACCATCTCTAAATAAACCTGGAATTTTTTGTCCAAAGTCATTTGCAAAAGTTTCTCTTTCTTTATTTATATCATCAAAACCAGCACTCAATCCAACAGAAAATGATCTAGCATCACGAACACGTTTTCTTTCTTCATCATTTCTTATTTTTAAGAGTTCTGTTTCTCTTTTGGTATTGTTTATTATATCTCCCTGAATTCGTTTCAACTGAGTTAAAGAATTATTTGCAGCAGCAAATTGTGCGCCTTGACCATTCAATGATTTTACATATTTTTCTTGTTCAGATATTGTTTGTTCTAATGTTTTAAGATTTTCTAAATTAATTTCATTTAATAATGGAGATTTTTTTAATGAATCTGCTAATTCTTTATTATTAGCAGCATTAGCAGCAGCTATTTCATTTGTTATGCGAAGTCTTTCAGCATCTAAAACATTTGTATTAGCTGTTTCTAATTGATTTGCGTTAAATGTTCCTATATTTCTTGCAGTCGCAGCTTCTCTATAACCGATGCGAAGCTCTGATTGTCTCTGCATGCCCATGTTATAAAAATTTGAAACATCGTTTAAATAGCTATCTTCTCTTGCTTGTTGAATTTCAGAATCTGTTTGTCTTCCAGATAGCAAGAGACTTCTTTCCATTTGTCTAGAACCCATTTGAGAAGTTCTAATATTTGCAAATTGAGATAATTCTTGTTGTATAGTCTGTTGGCGACCACTTTCTTCAAGATTTCTTTTCTCTCTAGATAAATTATCTGCTTTTTCTTTTTCAATAGCTTTTTGATCTGATATCATTTTCATTATATTTTGCAATGTAGCTTGTGGAATTGTCGTTGATGGAACTTCGGCCATGAACTGTTCTAGTTCTGCTACAGTAGCTCCACTTTCTTTATTTGTTAAACCTTTTAATTTTTGTATTACATTTGGGCTACTTCCTAATGTTGGAACATTTCTAATTTGATCTGCGAATTTTGCAGTAAATTCTAAATTTGCAGTTTTTATTTCTCTGTTATAAGCGTTTTGTAAATTAGTCTTTTTTAATCCAACTTGTGCGGCAATAGCCTTAGCAGGAGAAATCAAACCTTCTACCAAAGAATTTTCGAATGTTTTTTGTAATTCATTAAATTTATCAGAAAACTCCTCTTCCGCTAATGTTTGCCTAAGAGTAACAGCTGTAGAACTTAGAAATTTATCTATTTCTAAATATATATCTGAAGCTGATCTTTTTGCATTGTTATCGGGAGCGGTTCTTTTAATTTCTTCTGCAACTTGTCTAGCGTCTTGCATGCTAGTTGCTAATTTAGAAGCTCTTATAGTTCCTTGTGTATTTTCAGCAAAAGCATTTCTAAATCCTTCTATAACTTGTTTTTGCTCTTCTGGTTTTAAAGATTTAAAAGTTTCTGATCTAGATAATTGTTGCTCTAAACCTCCACCTTTCGCTAAAAATGCAGATCTCTCTTCACCAGTTTGTGATGAAGTTATAGCGTCAGCTATATTTTTAAATCTTTTATCTACTAATGATAATTCAGCTATTGTTTGTCTTGCTGTATCAAATTGATCTTTAGTTAAATCGGATGACGCAAGAACTTGTAAATTTCTTACTTTTTCTCTTTTATCGTTTGATGTCTGAAGATCTTCTAAAGTTTTTTCAACTTCAGCCGATGAAGCGCTTGGATTTATTCCCCCTCTTATAGCGGCAGGTATTTTTAATAAATATTTTTGTCTTTCTTTTTCTGTTTTTTCTCTTTCTTTTGGAGACAATCCTCCTTCTTCAAGTTTTTTTAAAGAATTTGTGTAACCTTGTACTGCGTTTTCAGCTTCTTTATCTTTTTGAGTTGCATTCTGAATTGATTTTGCAAAGTCATCAACATTAGATCTTGCGTTAATCATGGCTCCACCAAACCCAACTGCTGCTCCAACTGCTGCGCCTAATGCTGTTCCAAATCCTGGAATTATACTGCCTATCAATGCTCCAGTACTAGCTCCAGTTAAAGCTGCGCTAACACCAGTTGATCCCAATCTTTGACCATAACTCATTTCAGATCTATCTCTACCTTGCGCAACAATCGATTCCAACTGTCCAGCAATCATTGGAACTGCTATCTGAAAACCAACATTTCCAGATAATTTGTTTGTTATTGATGATAATGAATTCATTAAACCCCCACGATTTGCTGAAATCGTTTTAGGATTTATAGAAGCAGGATTAACAGATCTTGAAGGCATTGGCTTTAGTGCCGCTGCGGCGGCAGCTGCGGAGGCAGCAGCAGCTTTTTTCTGTGCATTTTGATTTTGCTGAGTAGCTTTAATTAAACCGTTATTTGCCTCTGCAACTATCGTACTTGATTTAGTGCTTTGTTGTAAAGCTTGAGCATTTTGTTGAACTGTGTTTTGCAACATCGCCTGCTCTTGTGCCGTTAAATTTATATCTCTTGTTAATCTAGAAAGAGCTTTATTCAATTCAACAAATAATTGTTGTTCTGAACCAGTTAAAGCTCCAAAATCCACACCTAAAGATTGTTTAGCATTTAAAGTCGCAAAATTTGGGACAAACCCTTTGCTCATTAATCCAGCGGCTTCTTGATTACGCATTGAATCATTCAAAGCATTTTTTAAACCACCATGGTCTGAGATAGCAGAAGCAAAATTTGGCTGACTGCTATTTCTAATAAATGGAAAAGGTCCAGACTTAGTATCAAGAATAGCTTTATTACCACTCATGCTTTCTTCTAAGCCCATTACTGCTTGTTTATAAGCAAAATTAGGAAGAAATCCTTTGGCGAAACCAGCGAAGCCGCCTTTTCTTTCAGAATTTATAAATCTATTTAATATCTTTGGATCGTTTAGCTTTGATAAATTTGTTTTTGGACTTGATAAAAATCTTAATTCACCAGAACTTAAATTACGACCGATAGAAGACTCAATATCTTTTATCAACTTCATTAAGTCGCCAGAATAATGAACTGAATTTTTAGTCAAAGTGTCTACATCTATAAAATCAGCAAAATTAGGAACAAAACCTTTAGAAAGAAAAGATATTTCTTTTGCAAAATCAGTTCCTTCGAAACCCTTTTTATCAGAAAAAGATTGAAAATTCATGGCAATACCTTTACCTGAACCAAAACTACCCCAAGTAGAATGCTCCATCATGAGTTGTTTCAAAGCTTCTTGCCCGTATTTATTCGTAAATTTTCTGATGGATTCTGCGCTAAAGATTCTTGAATTCTTTATTGTTTTTGATCCTACTTTTCCTTCGCCTAAAAAATTATCGTCTCTTCTTCCTCTCGCAAAATATTTAGCAATATCTTCATCCATAGAAGCGGAAACAAAAGGCAATAATTTCTTTTCTTTAATGTGGTCATTAGCAATCTCATTTATATCTGTATTGCGAAAATAATCAAAAGAATTTTTTGCTTGAGAATAATTATTTGATTGTTCAAAAATATCGCGCCCAAATTGACCAGAATATCTTCCGCCTCTATTTTTAACTCCTCTAAAGAGAGTTGTTTTGCTTCCAAAAACATTTTTATTTTTTACGTCTGGAGTAGATTCTAAATTAAATCTTATTAAATCTCTTATCATTTCTGATCTACTTGCAAAATTAGGAATAAAACCTTTAGAATATGAGTTTTTCTTAGCTTCGTATCTTCTTAATAAACCATCAGTAACTTTTGTAAGTTTTGCACTTATTGATGGATCAACATTCGAATACTTATCTTTAACAATTGATGCAGCGGCCATTTCAAATTCGCTGAAATTTGCACCAGCATTTCTACCAGTAGGATCAGTAAATTTTGGTCTATTTGAAACAGCAATCATCGAACTAACTTTCTTAGCTAATACTGGATTTTCTTTTTCGAGGTTTGCAAGTTTTTTATTCATGAATCCAGTGACTGATCCAGAAACATTTTTGAAATCTTGTTTCAACTCAAGCATACTATATGAACCATCAGCAATTCTATATAATAAATCAAAATCATTCTCATTTGCTATATCGCTTACAGGTTTATTTTTAAATCCAACTTCTGCTGGTCTTATTACTTTTTTTGAACCTAAAGCTATATTTAATGCAGATCTTACAAAATCTTCATGCAAGTAAGAAAGCATAGCGGAATTTCCTTTTTTTGCATATTCGTGATCTAAACCTCTTCCATAAGTAGGAAAATCTCCCATCTTGAAAAGATCTGTATCACCAGAAGCGTTTTTATATTTACTAGAATATTTCTTGAACCAAGGAATACTTGCAGTAGTCATTGGAGTAGCAAAATTAGGAATAAAACCA